CGTCAAACTAGTGGGATGATTGGAGCCATCCTCACTGGATTATATTGTTATGTCACGCCGGTGCAAGTTCCGGATATTGACCTTAATGTTTTAGTAGATTTGTATACTGGTGTCTATGACAGTTGTAATTACATAGACAATGGCGGTAAGGAGGAAGGTGGTGATGTTTTTCACCACCACCAACAAAATACGGTGCCATCTCAGGGCAAGAGGGAGAGCACAGTAGCACGGAGTGATGCTAACAAGAGCGGAGGCTTCCGAGGTGTGGAAGTGATTGAAGGTGGTCTGGGATATGCTGGGATATCTGAAGTAAGACGCAGTAGACCTAGCACGGATTACGCAAGAGATAGTATATCTCAGGGCATTAACGTGGAGGACAGTAAGAAGGTTGAGAGGAATAGACTCAGCAAAAGGGGTAGGAAGACCAAAAGAGCTGATGCCAGTATCATGCTAACCCACACACGCTATGCGCCTGGTGTGGTAGACCGGTTGACTGAGCGTGCGGAAGGTGCTGATGGTAGTTACATCGGTAGCGGTTATGTCCATTGGGAGACTAGTAGTGGCTTGGGACGTCTCGGCGGCAGAGGAGAACGTGTCGACAACCAGGCCAAAAAAACTCTGGATAACGTTTTTTTGATGTGTATTGAACACGTTCAAGAGCAGCTTTCTAATAATAACAAAGCAGCTATCAAGGAGTTGGAGAAACGGATGCTTAGGTTACCGAGTGTCAGCGGTTGTGAGGTGTTGATGTCGTCACCGCTCAGCGAGCTGAAGGTGGGTGGAATTGTCAAAGCTCTGGCTCGGACAAGGTCACCGTCTGCTAAAAGTTTGGTAATTCTAGACTTGATGGAGAGTGGTATAGTTCCAGATCTAATGGTGGCTCCAGCTAAGGCTAATAGGGCGGCTAGAACTAAGATAAATATTAAGCTTTGTGATTTATTAAAGTCGGTTAAGTTATACTTCGCTGAGTGTTGGGTAGACTTAGCACACGCAGTTACTGGGTGTTACGGCATGTCGAATGATCAATTTAGTGGTTGGGTTATGTGGTACGCTATAGCCCATAAGGTGGATAGGGCCCTGGCTACTAGAATTTTACATTGCTGTGGCGACATCCCGATGTTGAAGGAGTTGTCGACTGCTGTTAAGGCACTCGGATTGAACAGCTGTAAGGAAGGCGCAATGATATGCGAGCTTAACACACTAATCGGGAGAGGCGCACTCCCTGGATTGGCTGATGACGATGTAGAAACTAGGGTAAATTACTCACGCTTCCTCGGAGAGAAAGCAGCTGTTATTGATGAGGGGAGTTTAAGACGTGCTATTCGCGAAGTAATGTCCGAGGAACTGGCTACTGCTCCAAAGTGGATGGATAAAGATGATTATTGGTCCAGGCGGTGGATGTACACAAAGAGTGGTTCACATACGCGTCATATAGAAGACATCATGTTCGGAGAACGGCTCGACCTCCCGGAGCAACCGACTCGCCGGGAATTTGCTGAGAGTGTTAAAGATAATATAGTTGGGACCGGGGAGCCAAGTGTCTGGGCTGGATTGTCGTGGAAATTAGAAAACGGGAAGACTAGGGCTATCTACGGCTGTGATACACGGAGTTACTTTACCTTCGATTATCTCCTGAGGCCTATAGAGGCCGTTTGGCGCAATAGCTCAGCTTTACTTAATCCAGGGCTAAATTTACAGAGTTCCCTCTACCCTGAGCTTGCGAAGCAGGGCCCTTTTTTCTACATGTTGGACTTCGACGACTACAACTCCCAACACACGTTGGGTGCAATGAAGATGGTGATTGAGGAGGCCACTCGTGGTGCCCCCGAAGATATCAGAGAGTGGGCTGTGAACAGCTGGGATAATATGAACGTTAGGTGGATTTCAGACAAGACTGGTAAGCTGGAAACTAAAAGAATGGTCGGCACCTTGCCGTCGGGGCATCGGGCTACGACTTTCATAAATACTGTTTTGAATGCCGCATACTGCAGGGTCGTAATGGGAGATGCTTACAAACAACTCGGCGCATACCACGCTGGCGATGATGTTATAATGTGGGGTCCCCATGGACCTTTAAGTGAGGCAATTTCTGGCGTAGAAAAATCTACTCTGAGAGTTAACAGGTCTAAGCAGTCAATCGGTAACGTTTCTGGAGAGTTCTTGCGGGTAGCATTCAACAAGAAGGAAGCTAGGGGGTACTTAGCCAGGGCAATTTCGGGCTGTGTTTCTGGTAGCTGGGTTACAGAAGCTCAGATTGCTCCAAGGTCATATCTGGACAATTTCACTAGGATGGCGTGGACTATGGCTAATCGTAGTGGTGTTAGGAACGCAGGTGCAGTACTGACGCACTCTCTAATGGACAGGTTGGACGTTAGTGAGGGTGAGGCTCATGCTATATGCACCAATAGGGTGAGCATCGGGGGTTCACCAATAATGGATAGCGACCCAAATCCTTGGACGCGCTATGACATCAGGGGCGGTAACCCCAAATTTGGCAGAGTTGATGCTGGTAGTAGTTGTTTTGCAACGGAAGACTACTTGCACAACCATGTCGATATGAAATTACTTGAGGGCGCAGGGGTAAATCCCGGAGCTTTGAAGGCACTGATGCTAAAGGCATCTTATAAGCCCAGATCTGATCCGGAGATTAAGACTATGTCCTTTACAAAGACCAGGTGTCCAGCCACAGTGCAATTAGGAATTGTTACGGCTGTACACTTCAAGAGGCGTGAGAACACCACTTCAACGGCCATAAGTATGCTGGAAGGCTTGATGAGTGGAGTTGATTGGCGATACCTTGTTGCTCAGATAAGGGGCACTGACTCGAGCTACCTGTCAGTTACTGGGAAAAGTGAGTGGCCTGTAGGTTCTACTATGGGTGTACCTTACTCTGATAACATGACGCTCAGGGAGAGGTTTGTCCAACCAATGCTGATGAGACCTTTGTATAAAGTTTTCACATAAACTATAAAATTGTGAACAGAAGAAGAAA